AGGAAATATGCAGAAGATCATGGAGAAAGTGCATTAAGTGGTGAATACGAAATTATTTCAAAAAAAGTAAAAGCCAAAACTCTTTCTACTGCTGGTGACCCACAAGAGTATGGATACAACCCAAATTTTGAATACCCCCAACAAGCCGCATTAGACCTTGCACAGCAACGAGCCGCATTACCCAAAAGCGAAAGCGGTCTTGGATTACCAGCTAATAATACTCCTGAAATGCGCTATCAAGCAATGAAAGGTGTAGAGGGTAATTTTGTACATGGATCAAAAAACCCCGACATAGAAAAATTTAAAACTAAAAAACAAATATTTGAAGAATCAGCAAATGACCCTAATCGCGCCATTGCCGAAAATCATTATGCAAATGAAAGAAATGCCGTTTTTGCATCATCTGATCCAGAATTTACAACTGCATTTTCACAGCATGGGTACACAGATGTTGGTCAAGCGCCAACTTCTTACCCATTAAGAATGATTGGCGGCAATAAAGTATTTGATTTTGAAAATCCAGCTCATTTAGATATGCTTAAACAAAAGTATGCTGAAATGTTTCCTATAAAAACAATTGGTAGAGAGGGTTATGTGCCAAGCGAAGAATCAATCAGGATGCACACAATAAATCAACGCATTAAAAATTTACCAAATGACACCAACAACTGGCCCGCAATAGAAAGTCAAGATTTTCAAAAAGCAATTCGAGAATTAGGGTTTGATGCTTTTCATGTAAACGAAAGAGGTACTAAAAATATTGGTGTCTATGACCCGAGTTCATTAAGATCACCTTTTGCTGCATATGACCCATTCCGCAAGGATGTAGCAACGGCTACGGCAATGGGAGTTGCGCTGCCTGACTTGCTTGCGGCAGAAAAAGAAGATAAGCAAAAAAAGTTATCTAAAGCATTAACAAAATGAATACAGTAGCTAAATCTGGAAAGGGAAGGGGCGGTCGGACTGCGGGTGTGCCTAATAAGGTCACAGCGCAAGCTAGAGAGGCGATAGCGATGTTTGTGGATGGTAATGCCCACCGACTTGCACAGTGGCTTGATGAGGTTGCTATGGGTGTTCCTGAGTATGACATAAAACCCAATCCTGCCAAAGCCTTTGAGTTATTCCAATCAGTGGTTGAATACCATGTACCCAAGTTGGCAAGGACAGAGATCACCGGCAAGGACGATGGGCCGGTAGAAATGGTGGTGACATGGGGCGGCGTGAAGTAATTCTGCCTTATAGCCCTCGGGCGGCTTTCATGCCGTTTCATTTGAGGACAGAAAGATGGTCATGCCTACTTGCCCACCGTAGAGCTGGTAAGACCGTGGCGGCAATCAACGACCTGATCAAGCGAGCAATCACTGAGGGTGGTCGGGGCGCACAGTATGCTTACATAGCCCCATTCAGAAGCCAGGCCAAGCGGGTGGCATGGGACTACATCAAACACTACGCCGCACCAGTAACCAAAGCCACAAACGAAGCAGACCTGATGGTGGAGCTGGTGAACGGCGCAAAGATCATGCTGTTTGGGGCAGACAACGCTGACGCTATGCGGGGCATGGGCTTTAACGGCGTTTACATGGACGAATACGGTGACTTTAGACCCAGCGTTTGGGGAAACATCATCAGACCGTGTTTGAGTGACAGACTCGGTTGGGCTGTGTTTGGGGGTACGCCAAAGGGCAAAAACCAGTTCCACGACATCTATAAGGTCAGCCAAGTAGTGCCAGATTGGTTTTTGTTACGCCTACCGGCCTCAGTGTCTAAGCTATTGCCAGACTCAGAATTGCAAGCGGCTCGGTCACAGTTAAGCCAAGATCAGTACGATCAGGAGTACGAGTGCAGCTTTGATGCCGCCTTGTTGGGGGCGTTCTTTGGTCAAGAAATGCGCTTGGCTGATGATGAGGGCAGGATTTGTGAGCTACCGTTTGAGCCTGATTCACCTGTCTACACCGCATGGGACTTAGGCTATCGAGACGACACGGCGATCTGGTTCTATCAGGTGGTCAGGGGTGAGATCAGGGTAATGGACTATTACGCTGTCAGCGGGGCAAGCATTGAGGAAATAGCCAGTGCGGTTATAGCCAAGGGTTACCGATACACCCGCCATTACCTGCCGCATGATGCCAGAGCCAAGACCCTTGCCTCGGGGGGAAAGTCCATTGTTGAGCAATTAGCGGCACATTTGGGCGGCATGAGCAAGCTGGCAATCGTGCCTGAGATTGGTGTGCAGGACGGTATTCAAGCGGTGCGGATGATCCTGCCCATCTGTTATTTCGATTCCAGATGCGATGAGGGACTGGAAGCGTTAAGGCAATATCAGCGGGAATATGATGAAGATAAGAAAACTTTTCGTCAAACTCCCCGTCACGATTGGTGCTCACACCCCGCGGATGCGTTTAGAATGCTTGCAGTAGCCTATCGGCAAGAAGCAAAAGATCAGACACCGCCCAAGGGCAAGACCCTGCAAACCATCACACTCGATGAGCTGTGGGATTATGAGATGCAACATAAAGAGGAACGCATATGAGCCAGCCAGTAGCAGAAGTCGGTGGATACAAAAACATCACCGCCACAGGCGCAGTCAGTACTGGCCCTTGCCAGTTGATTGGTTTCTACGTCAACAACACCAGCTCAGGCACTTTGGTGCTTCGCAACGGCGGGTCAGGTGGCGAAGTCATGAGTGGCACGATCACACCGGCTATCGGGTTTCACCGATTCCCTGCTAATGTGGGTGTCAGCCTATACGCCACCGTTGGCGGCACATTGGATGTGACATTCTTCTTTGCCGCAGGTAGTTAACCATGTACGAAGAAAACGGCGCATATGAGGGCGAAGACCCAGGCCCGTACTGGCATGACCAGATCGAAACCGCCATCAAGATATTTGATAAGTGGGAAAAGCGCGGCTTAAAGGTTGTCAAGCGGTATCGAGATGAGCGTGATGCCATTGAGATGCCGAGGATGAAGTTCAACATCCTGTGGTCAAACATCCAAGTCCTGCTTCCAGCCCTCTACGGTCGCCAAGCCAAGCCCGAAGTCTCGCGCCGGTACATGGATCAAGACCCTGTCGGTCGGCTGGCCTCCACGATGCTCGAGCGCGTCATGGAATACGAGACCATGCAATTCGGTGACTTTGACGCTGCCATGTCTGGTGCGGTGCAGGACAGATTGCTGCCTGGTCGCGGTACGGCATGGATTCGCTACGAGCCGGTCATTGTCAACGAGCAGCCCGAATCAACCGAAACAGCGGGGCAGATGGAAGAACCAACCGAGCCGCAAGTTAGCGGTGTGGTGGAAGACCCCACAGAGCGTATTGACGCAGCTCACAGCCCAATTGATTACGTCTACTGGTCAGACTTCTTGCATTCACCTGCTCGCACATGGGATGAGGTCTGGTGGGTAGCTCGGGCGGTCTACATGACCAAGGACGAGGGTGTAGAGCGTTTTGGGGACGTATTTAAAAACGTCAGCCTGACCAGTTCCAACACCGACATGGACGGCAAGAATCCATTGACCGCCAAGATGACCTACGACAAAAAGGCGATGGTCTATGAGATTTGGAACAAGCGCACTGCTAAGGTTTGCTGGATTGCCAAAGGTTATCCACAGGCATTAGACGAGCGTGATGACCCGTTAGAGTTGGAAGAATTCTTCCCATGCCCCAAGCCGTTGATGGCAACCACCACCACCGGCACAATGATCCCTGTACCTGACTATTGTGAATACGAGGATCAGGCGCAAGAGCTGGACAACCTGACCCAGCGCATATACCTGTTGACCAAAGCCTGTAAAGCGGTCGGCGTGTTCAATGCCGAGTTCAAAGAGTTGGCGCGGATGTTCAGCGAGGGCGTGGACAACAAGCTATTCCCAGTGACCGGCTGGGCGGCAATGTCGGAAAAGGGCGGCTTAAAGGGCGCTATCGACATGATGGACACCTCGCAGATCATTGTGACCTTGCGTGAGCTGTATGCGGCTAGGGAGCAGGTCAAGCAGTCGATCTACGAGATCATGGGCATATCAGACATCCTGCGTGGATCGTCTAAAGCGCAAGAAACATTAGGTGCTCAACAGCTCAAGGCCAACTTTGGTAGCCTGCGGTTAAAGAGTAGCCAAGGCGATGTGGCGCGGTTTGCAACCGACATCTTTAAACTCAAGGCGCAGGTCATTTGCAAGTTTTACCCGCCTGAGCTGATTGTGGAGATGTCTGGGGTGATGAACACACCAGATGGTCAAGACCCGAAAATGTTGCAAGCGGCAATCCAGATGCTGTCCAACAGCACGATCAGGGATTTCCATATTGCGGTGGAAGCTGACAGTCTGGCTCAGATTGACGAGCAAGCCGAAAAGCAAGGCGCACAAGAGGCGATCCAAGCAATTGGTCTATTCTTGCGTGAGGCAATCCCCATGATTGCCCAAGCGCCCGAGACCTTGCCAATGGCCTCTGAGATGCTGTTATTCTTGGTGCGCCGGTTTAGAGCTGGTCGGGGATTGGAAAGCGCGGTTGAAAGGGCAATGAAAGCCCTGCAAGACAAAGCGGATCAAGCTAAACAACAACCGCCTGGCCCACCGCCAGAGATGATGCAAATACAAGCTGATCAACAAGCAGAGCAAATGAAGATGCAAGCACAGGCGCAGTCTGATCAAATGAAGATGCAGGCAGAGGCGCAATTGGCGCAAGCACAGGCGCAGTTTGATATGCAAATGCAACAGGCAAGAGCGCAAACTGAAATGCAGTTAACTCAAATGAAGGTGGATTTAGAGACTGCCAAGCAAAACAATGAGCTACAAATTAAAGCCCGAGAGATGGCTGGAAGGGAAGAATATGAGCGATGGAAAGCAGAACTTGATGCAGCGACTAAAATCATGGTGGCAAGGATTGGTAGCAACCCTGGTGTCGACTTACCAGTTGTTGAAGCAGCGGCTGCACAAATAACCAACGAGCTGGGCGGCACGATTGTTCAAGCAATGGACAAAATAACCGCTTTGCATGACAACATGGCAAACCTGCATGGGGAGTCAATGCAAAACATTGGCGAGGCTATGCAAAGGCTTCACGCGCCAAAGCGAGTGATAAGGAACGCTGATGGTTTAGTGATAGGCGTGGAGACAGCATGAGCCTTGTTCTAGCTGATCGGGTTAGGCAGACCACCACCGCGACCGGCACAGGGACACTAGCGCTGGATGGCACGGTAGAGGGTTTTCAAACCTTTGCGGCAATTGGCAACAACAATACAACCTATTACACAATTGCAGGCGGTACGCAATGGGAGGTTGGCATTGGAACGTACTACGCAGGAACACTAGCAAGGACAACCCTAATCTCCTCTTCCACAGGCTCAACAATTGATTTTGCGGCGGGTGTTAAGGATGTATTTGTTACGCTGCCTGCTGAAAACACCATAACCTCTATTGCATCTGCTGATGCAAGTATTATTGTGACCACGGTTGGATCGCTTGTTGATCTTTCGGTATCGCAAACGTCACCGGCATCTGTGCTTGTTGAACAGGTACGAAACACTACTGGCGCAACCCTTACAAAAGGTACAGCGGTTTATATCTCAGGCGCTACAGGTCAACTTCCAACTGTTTCTAAAGCATTGGCAACAAGTGACGCCACATCAGCGCAGACTTTGGGATTGATAACTAGTGACTTGGCAAACAATTCAAATGGTTACGTGACCATTATTGGTTTGGTTGCTGATCTTGACACATCAGCATATATTGATGGGGCGCAACTCTATCTAAGCCCAACAACGGCGGGGACTTTAACTGCGACCAAGCCATATGCGCCTGAACATCTTGTTTATGTGGCTGTTGTTGCCCATGCTCACCCAACTCAGGGTAAATTAATTGTTAAGGTGCAAAACGGCTATGAAATGGATGAGCTGCACAATGTGTCTGCTCAATCCCCAACAACAGGGCAAACTCTTGTTTACAACTCTAGTACGGCATTGTGGGAGAAAAGCAATGCTCCTTTGATTAGTGGAACAACCATTAGTTTGACACGCATTACCCCAAGGGTTGTAAGCGCCGCATCTGCATCAACACTAACCCCAAGCGTTGCAACCGCTGATGTTTACGCATACACAGCATTGGCAGCAGGTCTTACCATCAATGCACCAACTGGAACACCTGTTGATGGCGATAAGTTGATGTTTAGATTGCTAGACAACGGAACAAGCAGAGCATTGACTTGGGATGCAACCTACACAGTCATTGGCGTAACCTTACCAACAGCAACAACTGCAAGCAAAACAACGTATGTAGGTTGTATTTACAACGCAAACAATACACGTTGGGATGTAATAGCAGTAACCACACAGGCATGACCATGAAGATTGACTTTTCTTTTTCATCACAGTACGGCACATTTTCAGATGCTTTGCATTTGCCTGACGATCATGGATTGTCTGATGAGCAGATTGAAGCCATGAAACAGCAAAGGTTTGATAACTGGATTGCTGTAATTACTGCGCCTCCTGTTGAAGAAACTCCCACTGAGGAGGTCTAATGGCTGACAGATATTGGGTTCTTGGCACGGGGACATGGGATTCCACAAGCACAACTAACTGGTCTACGTCATCAGGTGGAGCTGGCGGTGCATCTGTCCCAACTGCGTCAGACAATGTATTTTTTGATGTAAATTCAAACGTAGGAACTGGTGCATTTACAGTCACTATGGCAAATTCGCCAAGGGTCTGTAATGACTTTACAGCGTCAGGGCTTGATGGAACGATGACGCTTGCTGGTACAAGTATTGGATTGACAGTATCAGGCAGTCTAACTTTTCAAGCCACAAACTTTACTGCAACATATACAGGCGATACTACTTTTAATGCCACAACAACTGGTAAAACTGTAACAACCAATGGAGTTTCGTTTGGTGGAAATGCTGTTTTTGATGGTGTAGGCGGTGGGTGGACTCTTGGTTTTGCTTTAAATTGCGGGGTACTTAATTTATTAAATGGAACATTTGATACCTCATCATCTGGAAATTATGCTGTAACCGCTTCTCAATTTGCTTCTAACAACTCAAACGTAAGAACAATAAATTTAAATGCTTCTACAATTAATTTAAGCTCTACCACTACTCCTTGGAGTATGGCAGTTAGCGCCAATGCAACAGTTAATGCTGGAACATCAACAATTAATTGCACAAGTGCTTCAGGCCCAGTTTTTGCTGGTGGCGGGAGAACTTATTACAATGTAGCCTTCACATCTAATGGTCTAACCTCTGCGGCAACAATATCAGGCGCAAATACATTTACCAACCTATCCATAACTGGTAAGTCTAACAATACTGGTATTGGTCAAATTAATATTAGCGCAAATCAAACAATCAACGGAACATTTACAGTAAGTGCTGGAACTGCTTCTGCATACCGTATGCAGATTTCCTCTGACACTTTTAACACTACTCGCACATTAACTTGTGCGGCAGTATCTTTAACTGATGTTGATTTTAGAGATATAACTATTGCAGGTGCGGCATCTCCTGCGTCTGGAACAAGGTTAGGTGATTGCAAAGGCAATAGCGGAATTACATTTCCTGCGGCTAAAACTGTGTTTTATCGTCAAACAGGTTCTGCTAATTGGGGTGCAACTAGTACAGGTTCTTGGTCTGCTACATCAGGCGGTGCATTAGACGCAACTCAGTTTCCATTAGCACAAGATACTGCCATATTTCCTGCGGCTACATATCCTGCATCAGGTTCAACAACAACTATTAATGCCGCATACAACATTGGCACAATAGATATGTCGTTGAGAACGTCAAATACTATGACGTTAGCAACAAGCACAAATAGTCCAACAATTTACGGTAATTGGATAAATGGAACAGGAACAACCCTATCAGGAACAGGCACACTTTCATTTGCAGGACGCACTACGCAACAAATTACAAGTTCTGCGAAAACATTTACGCAACCTATTGCAATTAATACTCCAAGTGGTTCAGTTACTTTGCAAGATGCTTTGACAACAGGCGCAGTTACAACAACGCTAACTCAAGGCACATTAAACCTTCAGTCATACACATTAAGCACAAATATATTTAGTTGTACTAATTCAAATACAAGAACAATTGCTTTTGGTACAGGTCAAATATCTATTGCTGGCACAGGTACTGTGTGGAGTACATCAAATAATACAGGGCTTACTGTAACTGGCACAGGAACAATTAGCCTCACTAGCGCATCTGCTAAAACTTTTACTGGCGGTGGATTTTCTTTTTCTGGCATTACCCTTAACCAAGGTGGTGCTGGTGCATTGACTATCACAGGCTCAAACACATTCGGCAACATAACCAATACTTATAAAACCACTAGTGCAACATCTATTTTGTTTACTGCTGGCACGACAAGTACGTTTACCAATTGGAATGCAAGTGGAGAATCTACAAGACTTTTAACCATTGGTTCGGTGACTGCCGCAAGCCACACGCTATCTAAGGCAAGCGGTACTGTAAGCGCAGACTATTTGTCAATCAGTCAATCTACAGCTACCGGCGGGGCGGGATGGTACGCAGGAGCTAACTCCACAAATGGCGGCAATAACTCGGGGTGGATATTCACAGCACCTCCTGCGCCTAGTGGTAGTAATAGCAATTTTTTGGTGTTTTTGTAAATGTTTGGGTACACATCATTTGCAGAGCTTCCATTTGCCGCAATAGGCGCAGGCGCAGCTCCACCACCACCCGATATTTTATTAGGTGGTCACTTTGGCTTTGATGAGAAAAAGCGTGATGAACAGTGGGCTAAAGACAAAAAGTTAGAGGCTCAGCGTAAACGTAAACTGCAAGAAGCTCTGTTTGGTCTGCCGCCCGAGGTCAGGGAAGAAATCACCTCTGCGCCCACGCAAACTATAGAGGTTGCGGTCAAAAACCAAATTGATTATGATTTATTAATGCAAAGGGTAAAAGACCTTGAAATGCGTGTTAAGCTAAAACGTGATGAAGAAGATATTGCAATGATCTTGGAGATGATGTGAAAACAACATGGGTATTTCCATCTGACGGCAGTGAGCCTTACGAAAAGAGTAAAGGCCAAGCTGCTGAATACACTACGGTAATGGGCGACATTGCCCCATTCATGTCACCTGATGGCAAGATGATTGAGGGTAGAAAGCAGTGGCGTGACCATCTTAAGCGCACCGATTCCATTGAGATGGGACATTCTGACGTTAAGTATGCCCAGCAAGAGTGGAACAAAAAGAAAGAAGCGCATCGAGACCGATTGCGTGGACAGTTGCAGACCGTGCAAGAGTTTGACCGACCAGGCGCACCGATAGCACCTGTTAAGATGTCTAACCTAAACGTAGAGATGGCTAACCGCCTACACAACCGTCCCATGCCTGAGCGCAAGGAGATGATCAAAATGACTTTGGAACAAATGAAAAGGATGAAGTGATGGAAAACGAAGTTGTCGCACCCGACACAGTAGAAACACCAGCACCCGAAACCCCAGCGGTTGAAGCGCCCCAAACAGCGCCAGCAGAACCGCAAAGCAGAGCCGATACGATTCGTGAGGCGCTGACCAAGACACCGACAAACCGTGGCAAACACGCTGCCACACAGCCCCGCGAGGGAGGCAAGTTTGCACCCAAGTTCCCGACCGACCAGACCCAAGCACCGCAAATGGCTGAAAAGCCACGCACCGAGATGCCAAAAAGCCTGCGGTTGGAACTGAAAGATCATTGGGAAAAAGCCCCGCCAGAACTCCAGCAAGCCTTTGCCCAGCGGGATGCCGACTACGAAAAGGGCATCAGTCAGTACAAGCAGCGGGATGCCGAGGTTCGAGCTATTACCGAACAATTCGCCCCGTATGAGTGGATTTTGCGAAATGAGGGCAGCACACCGGCTCAGGCTATTGGTCCATTGCTCCAGACGGCGGCATTGCTAAGAACTGGTACACCGCAGCAAAAGTCGCAAGCGGTCGCCCAAATGATTCAGCAATTCCAGATTCCTTTGGATCAAGTGGCTGCTTACTTTGGCGGCGAAGCCCCACCGCAGCAAGATTCACACTACAATCAACTGGCGCAACAAGTACAGCAGCTCACGCAACACATCACGCAGAGCCAGTACGAGGCACAGAAACAGAATGAAAACAGAGCACTCTCTGTAATCCAGCAGTTTGCAGGCGACCCTGCTAACGCACACTTTGAGGCAGTCCAAGACCGGATGCTGTCGCTTCTCCAAGCGCCGCAGGTATTAGGGGACATCAGTAATATGTCAGAACGCGAGAAATTGCAACTGGCGTATGACACCGCTGTAAGGCTTGATCCACAGTTGGCACAAAGTTTATATGCTCAACAGCAACAAAGCTATGCCGCACAGAATCAGGTACAGAAAGCAAAACAAGCGGCTGTACAGGTAAGGGGAGCGCCAGGCGGCGCAGTCTCTGGCCCAGTAAGTCAAACAGACCGCCGAGCTGTTATCGCAAATGCGTTACGGTCGGCAAACTTTTAAAGGGGTAAATCATGGCATACGCCAATAGCAATTACTCAGACGTTTTGGCAACAACCATTGAATCACGTTCCGGCATCGTTGCTGATAACGTGACCAAAAACAATGCGTTGCTGACTCGCCTGCGTGAAAAAGGCCGTTACAAGCCGTTCACAGGTGGTTCGACCATTCTTCAAGAATTGTCATTCCAAGCAAACTCAACCGCCATGTACTACTCGGGCGCTGAAGTATTGAACATCTCCCCAGCGGACGTGATCAGTGCGGCGCAGTTCCCGATTAAACAGGCAGCCGTAGCAGTCACGATCAATGGTTTGGAAATGCTCCAAAACAGTGGCGAAGAACAGATCATCGATTTGTTTGACGCACGTTTGGACGTTGCCGAGGCATCCATTGAGAACTTGATCTCTACTGGTATTTATTCTGACGGTACAGCCAACAACGGCAAGCAGATCACTGGTCTGCAAGCTATGGTGGTTGCGTCTCCATCCACTGGTGTGGTTGGCGGCATCGACCGTGCTACTTGGTCATTCTGGCAAAACCAGACTTTCGACTTCTCTAGTGATCTGGGCGCTTCTGCATCCAGCTCAAACATCCAGACCGGCTTTAACCGTCTGTATGCAAAGACAAGTCGCGGCTCTGACGTAGTCGATTTGATCCTGTTGGATAACAACCTGTGGGGCTTCTTTATGTCTTCATTGCAAAACATTCAGCGTTTCCCAGGATCGAGCAAAATGGCCGAGCTCGGCTTTGTTGCATCCAAGTACATGAATGCAGACGTTGTTCTTGACGGTGGTATCGGCGGTAATATTCCCGCAAGTACCGGCTATTTCTTGAACACGAAATACATTTTCTTCCGTCCTCACGCTAATCGGAACTTCGTTCCTATCGGTGATGAGCGTATGTCTACCAACCAAGATGCCATCGTGCGCTTGATCGGCTGGGCTGGCAATATGACTGCCTCGGGACTCCAGTTCCAAGGCGTGATGACTGAATAAGGAGCAAAATCATGGCTGATTACGTCACCGATGGAAAAATTGGTATTGATCTGACCGCAACTTATGCGTCCACTTCTGCCGGTTCTACAACATTGTTTCCCGTTACCCCTGGTACTCGGGTGAACACCTCCAACAACGGCGTGTATATGTTTGTTCGCGCCGAATCCACTATCAACGCATTTGATGCGGTGATCATGAGCACTTACGCAAACTCAGCGAGCTTGACTCCTGTGATGCGAGCTGTGCCTGTGACCACCACAAACGCTAAAGATTTGGGTTTCAACATGGTTGGCTTTGCACAAACCGCAATTGCTTCTAGCTACTACGGCTGGGTTGGCTTGAACGGTATGTTGCAGGTTAACTTGCTGGTTGCTTGCCAGCCTAAAGTGCCTTTGTACACCACCTCTACCGCTGGTGCGCTGGATGACACAACTGTGTCTGCTGGCTTCATCCAAGGTATCGTGGCTAATACATCTGCCACTTCTGCATCCGCACCATTCTGTATGGTCAACAATGCAGGCTTGATCATGGTTGGCGCAGGCTAAACCAGACTGATGCCCCGCCCACAAAGCGGGGTGTCTTTTTAATGAGTTCTGTTCCTTTAAAAATTGTTGGTAAATGTGTCGCAGAAGACGAGACACTATTTGCCCACATGGATGCAGCGATTGCCCGAGGTTTTCCACAGGTTAAACAAGCCGAGCCAGCACATACTGGGTCTGTCCTGTTGGTGGCAAGCGCACCGAGTGTCAAGGGTCAATTAGAGGTCATTAAAAAGATGCAAACTGCGGGGTCGCCCATTGTGGCGATCAAGGGCGCTCACGATTGGCTTATTGCCCAAGGCGTAATCCCAGACTATGCTTTAGCTATTGACCCGCAAGAGCACAGAATAGCGTTTTACAAGCCCCACAAGGCAGTGCATTACATGATTGCCAGCCAATGCCATCCAGCAATGTTTGACAATCTTGCATTCAATCGGGTCACGATATGGCATCCATACGTCAAAAAGGGGCAAGACCGCCCTAAAAACTCCATGTTGATAGGTGGCGGCACAACCTCGGGATTAAGGGCTATATCGCTGTTTTACGTCCTTGGTTACCGCCAGTTTGAGCTGTTTGGGTTTGATTCCTGCAACACCGGCGAAATGCTCAGGGTTAACGGCGAAAGACTAAAAGACGGTGACAAGCTGATTGAGGTCAAGATTGATCAAGAGGGCGAGACCTTTTACTGCAACACGGCAATGGCGTTGCAGGCCGAGCATTTTCAGACTTACTACGATTACCTGCCAGATGCCACATTTAACGGGCATGGGTATGGGTTGATTCAAGCAATTATCAAGAAGCGCCAGCAAAACATCATGGAGTTGGGCGGCATCATTGATGTTAAGGCAAACCTAAACAATCGCACCTCATTCATCCATTGGGGCGATAAGAACGCGGCGAGCTGGCGCTATCGAGCCAAGATACCGGCGGGGGATTGGGCAAGCCAGAACGATCTAACCGCTGACACACTGGTGTTTGCCAAACCGCAGGCCAATGAGCTGATGGACATGGCGCGGGCAAAGGCTCGGGGGGCGTGGGTGGTGGTGGACTTCTGTGATGATCACTTTGATTGGATGCACTACCAAGAGGCATTGCGCCTTGCGGATGCGGTAACCTGCCCAACCGCTGAAATGGCAAAAAGAATTAAAGAGCTGGGCAAAGACGCTTCGGTGATCCCCGACCCTTACGATTATCCTGAGATGCCACCGCATTACGAGGGTACAAACCTGCTGTGGTATGGGCATCAGGTCAACCGCGACAGTTTGAAACGCATATTGCCCGACTTAGAGGGTTATCCCTTGCGGGTGGTGTCTAACTTTGATGGGGCAATTCCTTGGTCTTACGAGACCATGCTGGACGAATTTGCCCAAGCCGATATAGTGGTGATTCCTGCCACAGCGCCCTACAAAAGCGCAAACAGGGCAATTGAGGCAATTCGTCAAGGGTGTTTTGTGGTTGCAGAGCCGCATCCAGCCTTGGAGGGTTTTCCCATCTATATCGGCAACATCAAAGAGGGCATCGAATGGACAACACAGCAGAACATGAACGAACTCATTTCCAAGGCGCAGAAGTTCGTGAGGGAAGAATTCTCGCCAGCAACACTGATCGACAAGTGGAAGACAGCTACGAAACGGCCTACAACCTCGGATGCGGTTCAAAGAAATGGGACGGCTGGTTAAACGTAGACCTGCATTCAGACATTGCAGACATCCAATGCGACCTAAGAAAACTTGAGTTAGCTACCGATTCAGCCGATGCGGTTGCCGCAATCCACGTTTTGGAACACTTCTACGAGTGGGAAGTCTATAACTTGCTAACCGAATGGAAACGGGTTTTAAAGCCTGGCGGCAAGATGATCTTAGAGCTGCCCTGCATGGACAAGGTATTTGCTTACGTTCACAATTGCGTTGTCAACAAAGAGCCGCTACAGCCGTTTATGACCTTAAATGCGTTATACGGTGATCCCAAGTACAAGTCAGAAGCAATGTGCCATCACTGGGGTTGGTTTCAGCGCCCATTGAGGGATATGCTGGAAACCGTAGGAATGCAGAATATTGAGTTCCATGAGCCTCGATATCATTTCCCATTTCGTGACATGAGGGTGGAATGCTTAAAGGGGTCTTAACCAACACCGAGCGCCATGAGCAAATGGCAAAAGCAATTCACTTGCCGCTGCTCAAGAAAAAAGGCAAATTTAACGACCGGCGCATGACCATTGCGTGTTATGGCCCAAGCCTTGAGGATACTTGGCGGCAGCTCAAGCGCCCGATCATGACGGTCTCGGGGGCGCATGACTATTTGGTAGAGAGGGGCGTCATTCCTGATTTTCATGTGGACTGTGACCCCAGATCGCACAAGGCGCAGATGTTAAGAAAGCCGCAAAAGAACACCAAGTACTTGATGGCCTCAGTATGTCATCCAGACTTTTGGGAAATTCTCAAGGGGAAAAATGTTAAGGTATGGCATCTGGTTAACGGTAACGATTTCGAGACGGTGGCATGGGTTGCCCAGCACCACCCAGAGGGAATGGAAAGCCTGATTGGTGGCGGTTCGAGTGTAGGAA